GACACAAGCACATTCGACGTCGGCCTCCTTCCCGTGGGGATGTAAGATGCCTGAGTATCCAGAGAACATCGGGAGCCACCTCCGGTCGTCCCGCAGTGACAAGACCTCCTACTCGCAGGTCTGGGATCTATGCACGATGTTCCTCGAAGGGCGTCAGTGGCTCGATTACGACCGAGACGAGCGCAACTACGTCATCAACCAGCGTGCCCGCTCAGACGGTAGTCAGCGACAGACAGTCAACCTGTTGCTCAACATCTACCGGAACATCCTGGCGCGACTGACCATGAGCTACCCCTCTATCGCCGTGATGCCAGCCAGTCCGTCGAATGAAGACATCATCAAGGCGAAGAGTTCCGAGATAGCGCTTCAGTACTACTGGCACCGCGAAGACATGGAGTCAAAGCTCCACCGGGCCATCCAGTGGCTGTTGGTGACCGGCACGGTGGCGATGCACAGCTACTATGATGCCGACGATGGCGCGGTTCACAGTGAGCCCGTGAGCCCGTATGACGTCCTCTTCGAGGAGAAGGTCACAGAGCCTGGTGACTCCCAGTGGGTTGCGCTACGCAGCTACCATGTCGAGGAAGACGTGAAGAAGGCGTACCCAAAGTACGCCGACGAGATCGCATCTACGCAGAACGCGGGTGACGGTCCATCCCTCGACAGCAACCTGCACACCGTCCCAGACGACCGCATCGAACTCATGGAGGTCTACTGGCGAGACGGACGCCACGCCATCCTGGCCGGTGACCTCTACCTCTACAAGGGCACGTGGAAGACCAAGACCTTCCCGGTGCAAATCATCCGCTATACCGAAGTCCCCGGGCGCCTGTGGGGTATTGGGCTCATGCAGCCTCTGCTCGACTTGCAGCGGCTCTATAACGAGCAGCGCACCCAGGTGGTTCACAACGTCAAGCTGATGGGCAACCCCAAGTGGGCCATCCCGAAGACCGCTGGCATCAACTCCTCGGCGCTCACCAACCGGCCGGGTGAGAAGATATTCTTCAACCCCGCTGGTGGCGCGCCACAGCAGATTCAGCCGGTGCCTCTCCCCGGTTACGTCCTCGACAGCATCACGAGGACTCAGGCAGAGATGCACGACGTTGCGGGCATTCACTCGGTGAGCCTTGGTAAGCGAGCGGTGGGCGTAAGCTCTGGCAAGGCCATGCAGGTTCTCACAGAGCGAGACACGTCTCAGCTTCAGGAGACCCAGACCAACATCGAGAAGGCCATCCGGTCATTGGCCAGGGTGGTATTGGAGTTGATGAAGGAGCACTACGCGGAGCCCAAGATGGTTCGCATGCTCGACCAGGCTGGCAAGGTCATGTACGAGGCCATCAGTTCAACATCCATCGTTGATGACCCTGAGATCTTCATCGAGGCCGGGAGCGCATTCCGTCAGGATGCGCGTGACAGAGATCAGTACGTGCTCGACCTGCTTCAGGCTGGCCTCATCACCCCAGAGACGGCCATGCGGGAGATATCGTTCCGTACCGGCAACGCCTTCATCACCGAGAAGGTGGCGTCCATGGCTCACGCCAAGAAGCTGCTCGAAGCGACCAGGCGAGGGTTCGAGGTCGAGGTCTTCCTCTCCGACGACCTCTCCGCGATGCTCAAGGTCTTCGCCGACTTCGTTCATACCGACGAGTTCTACGCGCTGCCGGAAGAGCGACAGCTTTACATCCGCGATGTGGTCGTCGCCCTCAGCAACCCGCAAGCGAACGACATGGAGTTCCAGCAGGCCGAGGCCATGCAGAAGGTCTTCCCAAGGCAGCCCGGCCCTGGCGCCAACATGAACCAGCAGATGGCTAACCTCGTAGCGGCTGGCTCTGGCGCCACGCAGGGTCAGATGGCCGAGGAGTCGCTCGGTAGGGCGCAGCAGGTCCAGACCCTTGAGAGCGCCCAGTCGGCCCAGGCGGCAGGTCAGGAGGCGCTGATTAGTCCCGTCTTCGGAGGTCTCGGATGACACCAGCAGAGGTCGCCACCAAGTTCAGGCTCTATATCGATGAGCCCGACCAGACGTTTGTCTCCGATGCCGATGTTGAGATCTTCCTCGATGACGGCTATCGCGAGTTCAGAAACCTCGTCTGCGACTCTAACCCGATGATCTACAACACTATTCAGGAAGTCACGCTGGCCCAGGTCAGAACCTATGACCTCGTCAATGACTCCCCATCGTTCCTCGGCGCGTCACCCACCGCGACCGCTGGGCGCCTCATCCGACTCAATGAGTTCAACCAGATCAATACCGATGGCGTCGTAACGCTGCGCTTCGAGGGCCTCACCAACCCCACATCAATGGACGTGGTGGGGTCGAGTTACTACCTGGCCGGAACCAAACTCGTGTTCAGCCGCAGCCTCACCGGCACCTTCCAGGTGAACTACGTGCCAGAGGGCGCCATCACATGGACGGGCGACGGTATAAGTGCGTATATCGATGACCTCGTAGCCTTCCACGACCTTATCCCGCTCCTGGCTTACAAGCAGTACGCCATCGTTGACGGCGCTGAGAATCAGCCGCTGCTCAGGCAGGCGGCGATTCGACTGGGCGAGTTCAAGGAGTACCTGCTGGCGAGAGCCCACGATGGCGGTGACTACGTTCAGTGCGTGCCCTGGCTCGGTCGCTAATGGCCACTGCCGCCAGCGAGGTCCAGCTTCTCCAGGATGGCATCCAGGCGAACGCTCCCAGCAAGGGGTCGTTCGCTCTCAACATGCTCTTCCACAATAACTCCTGGCAGGTACGCAGGGGTTTTGGACAGGTCACGCAGTTCGATACCGAGATGTCGGCGCCCCTCCCCGGCGCGTTGTCCGACTGGGGCTTTAAGAAGCACCTCGGCAGCCACCTCATCAAGACGAACTTCGGCAACCTCCAGATGCTCAGTGTGTTCCTGGCCGATGTGAACACGTCGTTTACAGGGGGCACCACACCGCGTGCCCCCATCGTGCCGCTCTACGTCGTCAGCATCTATGACCTCACCACCAATGAACGGTTCGAGGTTCCGCTCTACATGCACACCAGCGAGTCGGCTGTCTCGGCTAGCTTCAAGGATGTGGTGCCCACCACCGTCGGCGGTAGAGACACTACGCTGGTCGGCGTCGAGGGCGTGGAGGGGGTCAATCCGCAATACCAGACCAACCGAGAGGCCTCCTACACTGCCTGGGTGAAGGCCAAGGATGAGTTCTTCTTCTTTGAAGAGTTCAATGATATCCTTTACTTCGGCAACAAGACGGCAGGCGTTTGGGCCTACTTGCCCGCCTCGTTCAACGGCCTGCGCACGACGGCTGTCGACAGGTTTAATAAGCACGAGTACGCCATGTCGTATGGCGAGTCGAGCATGATCACCCCGGTGGTCCTGAGCCCCGGGTTGAGCCCAGAAGCGTTTGACTACGTCCGCACCGCTGACATGGGTGAGCCGGTCGATTGCGCCGTTGTCCAGAACCGGCTGGTCTACGCTACGGGCAAGACCTTGTGGTGGACCGACCCGGGCTTTGCCAACGCTATCAACTCGAACAATGAGTTGATTGTCCCGTCGGAGGAGCAGATCACATGCATCGCCGAACTGAACGCCAATCTGGTCATCTTCACCGCCAACGAGACGTGGCTCTATCAGCCGTCCAACGGCGACATTGTTGTCGACGGACGACTCACGCGAGCGAGCGACACGATCGGCTGTGTGGGGCCAAACGCCATCACGAAGGTCGAGGGCTCGCTGGTCTGGACGGACACGGGCGGCATCTACTCGACTCAGAACGGCCTGACGATTACGCCGCTATCGAACGACATCCTCCCGTTCTTCACGGGCCAGGGGATGAGCAACCCAGTCACCTCGTACTTCGTCTCGACGCCGGTATTTGGCCACACGACCCTGAGCGGGGAGCAGCCCCAGACCACCCTTCGGTTCGACTCGGAGGGGGTGAAGTGCGTGTATGTAGCGTCGATGAAGCTGCTGGTCATCTCCATCCCGAAACTCAGCGGGGCACTCGTGCTCACCAGCGGGAAGTGGTCTTGGTGGACATTTGAGTCCAACGTAAAAGACGACGGCGGTGTCGAGCCTGTTGCCGCTGTCGGCGTTACCCAGAACGTGCCGTCTCCCTGGGTGCTCGGTTACCAGGACGACCTCTTCGTTCTTGCAGGCCCAGATGTCCAGGCGCTCATCGACGACGCTGAGTATGTCGATGCGGGCACTGACCTGGATAACGACACCACCGACCGGTCGTTCTTTATCCTTGAGTACGGACGCGGCGGCGCTATTGACCGAAGCATCACTGACGAGGACGACCGGAAGATAACCGGAGTCGGCCGCCTCATCGCGCCGATCGGCACTGGAGCGACTGATGACGGTGGGTTTTTCTTCTGGGATCCAATCAAGGTTCCGGCTGGCTACGTCTTCCCTGTCGGTGAACACGAGGTCACCCTCGGCGAGGAGTGCATCCTTATCCCCGTCACCGTTGTGCCTCCCCAAGACGTCTGGGACTTTGCTGGCGGTGAGGGCGTCGACCAGATTCGGATGTATTTATCCTTCGATAACACTCGGTGGGTGCCGATATTTGATGGCGTCGGCACCAGCACGGTTGAGGTGATGGTGCCGCCAGAGAGGCTGGCGAGCGCTATCCCGGCCGCCTCTGACAAGCCGTGGACTATAGCGACCTATACCAACACGAGTTTTGGCACACCATCTGCGACCGGTGGTTACCTCCTGATAGCGTGGACCGGCTCGGATGCGGACCACTACCACGAGCCCCAGATGAACCTTAACCAGGGACGCCACAACCGGCTTCTCTACCTGCCATTCAAGAGAGTGGTGGCGAAGGTCGCCGACGACACAAGCGGCATGGCGTGGGACACCCCCACCGTTGGCGGGGCGAAGCAAGTTTACCTGAACGATGACGTGAACGGCATCCTGAAGCGCATACCCCTCTACATCTTGAATCGATGGTCGCTTGGTAGTGACTCCGTCCGAAAGGATGACTCGGTAGCGCAGCCTGTCGACTGGGCCTACAAGTCCACCAATGTCGGGCTCGAAGAGGGCAAAGAACTCAAGATGCGTGGCGTCTGGGCCAACCTACTCAGCCATGGCGCGGGGACAGACAAACTCAATGCCGTGTGGCCCTACGGTCTCTTCAATACGCTCATCGGAAGCGACCGGAAGGAATGGATCACCCAAATCATCGACCTCTCTCCAGCCCAGGCCGCCGTCGAGCAGCAAGACGAGACGCAGCCGTTCGAGAGCAAGAACACCCTCCGCACAAGGGTGCAGAAGTCTGACGGGTCGCTCACCGACAAGGTCTTTCAGAGAAAGCCCGGCGGCACCGACATCACCTGGGGCGACACCTCCACCCAGGCCACAGGCAACCTGCTCATCGGTGATGAAGACACCAGTGAGCTATCCATCAGCATGTCCGTCAAGGGCCAGAGCTTTAGCGTCATGCACTTCGGGTTCATCATGAACCGGGCCGAGAAGCTGATGATGGAGGGCATACGCGGCCTCATCCGTGTCGTCGGTGGTCGGCGAAGGAGGGGCAGGTAGTGGCCACCACCGGCATATATAACCAACTCCTGCGCCCAGCCGAGACGCCAGAGGAGATCAATGACCAGGCGCAATCTGACCAGATATCCGAGCGCGTCACACAACTTGGCCTGCTCACGGCTGGCAGCCCGCTTGCTGAAGAGCGCAACGAGGGCAACACCTACAACCTCACCCAGGGCGAACACGGCGCGTTGGACCACAAGGCACCCCATGGCGACATAAGGGGTGTTGTGGCTGGCGCTAGCTTCAACAAGCGGTGTGTCTTCTCGGCAAGCGGTGTGGTCACGGGCGTTACCTTCACAGACGCAGGCGATGAGTCACTGGCTGAGATTGTTCGCGTGACGTTTCCAGGCAGCGATACCGGCGTCATGTTCATCAACTGCACCTTCGTGAGAAGCGCTGCCAGCTCTACATGCCATGTCCTGGTAGAGTCAGGCAGCACCGCCATCTTCATTGGCTGCACGTTCAGGGGGCGCAGCCAGGAGGCTGGTGACGTCATCGATAACGAGAACACAGGGATGGGCGCCGCAGTCAAGGTGCAGGTTATCGGATCGTTCAACTACACGGCCAACGCCAACCTCGGCTCTAACATCACGAACGTAGGAGTCCTTACCCCATGACGTGGAGGAAGAACGCGAGGACGATCACCAAGGAGCACTTCTCCGACGGAACGACGATCGACGGCAATCGGATCGATACGGCCCTCGATGACGTCGTCGACCGCGTCAACGAAGTCCCGTACGGAGACCTCCGTAAACGCTGGGTGCCCATCACCTACGTCGCTGGCTGGACGCCGCAGTCGCCCACCTCCATTGAGACAGACGAAGACCCCACTGACTCGGTCAACGGCAAGATATCGGCCACTCACCACTGGCCCTGGATGGTGGTGCGGAATACCGGCACAGACCAGGTGGTCGACGGCACGACCGGGTCGACGCTCTCTGACGATGACCTCGTCACCAACCCATATCGCGCCAAAGGCGCCCAGGCCCCAGGAGTCTTCCCCTTCGGTGGCGCTACAGCAGGGGCGGGGGCGTACTCCGATGTCTCGACCCCCATCGGCGAGCAGTACGCATGGACGCGCTCATGGTTTCTGGAAAAGCCCAGCATCCTCGACGCTATCAATCTGGTGTTTGAGTTTGATAACAGTTCCGCGGCCCCCGCAGACAAGATTTACACGAACACG